GGTCTTTCATGGGTTGGCCAGATGCCTGTTACACATTCACTGGCCCACTCGCTGATCGATCGCAAAGAGGATCCTTACGTGGAAAAGTTGGCCCAGTTGGTACCTGAGGAGGAACTGTACAAATTCTATCATTGTCGACCGACATACAAGACCGTGATGAAGTCCTTTAAACGATATTGCCAGAACCCGATTCCTGAACCTTTTACCCCAGTTGAGATCGAGGCTGGCAACAGGATGTTAGATCATTGCTTTGGACACCTACGGGGCACATGCGAACCATGGTCGATGGAGCGTGTGGAATGGGAGATGCCCCTGCTCTCGTCCCCAGGAACGTTGTGGAAGAATGCTGGTTTCAAGACCAAAGCCGCCGCTCTTGCTGCGTGCAGAAGGTTGATTCTGTGGTTCATTGAGAATTGCGAACGACTTGATCTGCCCGTGGTTTGGAGCGTGAGTGGCAAGGCCGAGATGCTGTCCATTCTGAAGCTACTTGAGGAGAAGATTCGAACATTTGTAGTGTGTCCTGTTGAGTTCTACGTTCTGCAAGCCATGTTGTATGGCGAGATGAATGAGCGCATCAAAGTTGCATGTGATGAAGCTCCGTTGAGGTTTTGCGCGTGGTTTGGTGGTATGCACCGCCTTGCGCAAAGGTTGAATCGATTGCGGCATAAGTTCGCTGGTGACATCACTGGTATGGACCGATGTTATCCTGCTGCGTTGTTTCGTGCGTGGTATGCCTACAGACTCAAGCTCATGAAGGTTGCTGACCCCCGTGCTCACTTTGTTGAGAACAGGGTGATTCGCTCCTTGTGTCTCTTGCCTGATGGCTCTGTGTGGTTGAAGGAGTGGGGAAACCCCTCCGGACACTTCTCTACCACCACTGACTCCAGTGGCGGACACATCTTTATCATGGGTGTCCTAGTTTACGAACTGCTGCAAGAAATGCCCCCGTCAAAGAACATTGACGTGGCCCTCTATTCGGATGATCACGTTGGCTCATGCGCCAAAGTTTTGCCGTTCACTGAGCGAAGTAAAGTTTATGCCCGATTCGGTTTTGAATTGAAGGAAGCCGATGATGTTGTTACTGAAGACGTACAAGATCTGACGTTCTTAGGCTTTCGCTTTCAGATTTGTGACCAAAAGTACGTCCCTGTGTTCGACCGCGTAAAGGTGGCGAATGCCCTGTTGCGACCAGGACGAAAAGTGACGCCGAAGATTCAGAATGAACGACTGTATGGATTCTTGTGTCTTACCATTCACGACCCCGTGTTTGCCCAGTTTATCTGGGGAGAGTACTTGCAGCATTGTCATGATAATCACTTCGAACCGCACATAAAGTCCTTGTCACAATTGCGAAGACTCATGCTAGGCCAGGAGGTTTTTGAGTTTTCCTCCTAGACCGAGACTTACGGCCCGTTGCTGCAGGTGCGCGGGCCAAAAAGATTGCATGGGCACCCCCCAAACTTCAGAACAACAAAAGCTTATCGCTGAAAATCGTTACCTGAAGAAAGTTGCCGAGAGTGAGGCAGCCATTTTAACCGATCATTTCCCCAAATTTGTCAAGTCAGCAGCGACCTTGAACTTCGAAGATGTCTCGAAAGAAGGGTACAAAATCGCAGAGGAGGTCACGGATTTCGTCCACCTCCTCGCCCGGCGCAAAGCTTACCTTGCCCGGGAACTCAGTCGTGTCCAGGAAAGTTCGCGTCAAGGGAAACGCAGTTTCCGCGCATCAAGCCGATCCCAAGTCTAGGTTCAAAATGCTAACTGCTAGCGATGGCAGAAGGGATTATGCAACTCTAGAGGTGTCGGACCGCCTAATCTCTGTTGGTGCGGCCACTGGCGATGCCGAGGGTAAGATCCTGTTTTCACAGGATTTGAACCCCAGGCAGTTCGTCGGGACCAACCTTGAGGTGGAGGCGGCATTGTGGGATCGATACCGGCTTAAGAAGATCACTTTCTACTATTGCACTAACACTGCAAAAACAGAGGGTGGTTCTTTCGTGGCTGGGTTTGATCCTGATGTTCAAGACATCAATGGCTATGCGATTGGAAACACGATTCCCCTGCGCGCGTTTTGTGCCCACCCTTCCGTTCATCAAACTGCTGTCTATGATAATGAGTCGTGGACTTACTCGGCTCCCCCCGACCTTCCGTTCCTTTACACGCGCGACTCAACGTCCACGTCTAGTAGCATTGCGGGTTATACCACATCGCACTGGACCTCCCCGGGCATTTTCGCACTGTGTGTCAACGCTGCGCCTAGTGTTACTCATACTGGGCACGGTGTTCTCTGGTTTGATGCTGTTTACGAGTTCAACGGCCGTAATGTTGAAGGCAACATCCAGGAATTCGGAGCGTGGACTTACGCAAACTCAGGATCTGCCGCTGCTACTCCACTTGCTGGAGTGACCGTCTTTCCCTTTCGGACTGGGGTCATTAGCAGTGCAGAACAGCCTAACGTTGTCAATACTTCACGCCTCGAATGGTTGCATCTCGATTCGGACAAAGCATACTACTTCCGCTATTACGTCGACGGTGGCACGACCTGCTCAGTTGCAGCTACTGCTGTCGTCGATACATACGGAACTAGCGTCGCTACGTCCAACTCGTTTTCTGCGACCGCAACAATTGCGGAGCTCCTGGCCCGTCCCTCATCAGCCGGCCGGCTTCGAATTCAGTTGAACCAAGGAACGTGGGCTGCTTATCCCACTACAGGCTCGTTCTATCTTACTTCAGTGACGTCCGCGAACACCAACATACTCGTGACGGTGTGAGCGGTTGTGCTCTTTGCCCTGTCACAAGGGCGTTTTCACTACTCTACTTACAAGACCAGCTCTACCATGTTAGCCGTTGTTAACTCAATGCCTTGGCAACCTGGGTGTTTTGAAATCCTTTAACTAGAATAGCAC